ATCCAAAGAAAACGAACGGCACGCAGCCGAATCTCTCCGGATAGAAGAAGAATCGAAACGATCCACCGCCGAGGCCGCCCGATCGGAAGCCGAACAGGCACGATTCACCGAAGAGACGAAGCGAGCCGACAACGAAGCCAAACGCGTCGCCTCCGAAACCTTGCGTAACCAGTCCGAAACGAAACGCCAGGAAGCGGAAACTCTCCGCGACCAGGCTGAACAGGGACGTATTGCCCAAGAGACCGACCGCGATACAGCTGAACAGGAGCGCATTTCCAAGGAAAAGGAACGAGTCCAAACGGAACAGGAACGGATTTCAGCCGAAACAATCCGTGCCGAAAAAGAAAAAGCCCGTATCATCGAAGAACAACTTCGGGAAACATCGGAATCAACCCGCCAGGCAAACGAAACAACCCGTCAGGCACAGGAAGAACAACGGGAACAGATGACAGCCCAGGTTATCCTTGATGCTGAACAGGCAACCGGCGAGGCCAACACAGCCGCCGACCGCGCCAATCGTGCAGCCGAAGCCGCCGAAGGAGTCATCAGTGGACTACAACCCGACTGGAACGTTACCGATCCTGTCAATAAGAACTACATCAAGAACAAACCGGAGATCCCGACGTTAGAGGCTATCCCGGACGAAAATACATTGAGCTATGTCAATACCGACGGTACAACCATCAATTTTCGTATCGGCGATGAAGTACGTGTAGCGGAAGAAGGAGAATATGTGTTCTACCGGCTTTATGATCTTGCCGGGGGAAAAGCCTCGTGGCAGGAATCTGGCGGCGGTACAGCCTTGCCCGGTAATGTTTATCTGACAGGAGCCAATTATTACAATGAATCAGTACGAACGATAAAACAAGGATATTTGAGCAATGAGTAAGAAAGGTGCATTTATTTATCAACAGATCGAACTGACGACGGCTGAATGGGCCGATAACGCAACCGTCTACCCTACATCAGTCTGGTTATTTGAACGTTTGGAAAACGGTAAATTCAACATGAAGCTGGCTGATGGCGTTCATACGTTTGCCCAGTTGCCGGCCGTCATGCAGGAGGTGAAGGTCACAGTTAAAACGAATGATGCCACGACCTATATCCTGACGATCACGACGGCTGAAGGTAAGTTTGACACCCCGAACCTTCGGGGAAACAATGCTCCGGTTCCTTCGATCGATCCGGAAACGAAGCACTGGAAAATCGGCGAAGAGGATACGGGTGTGGTAGCCGAAGGACAGGACGGGGAAAGCTACGACGACACGGAAATCAGGAACGCGCTGACAGCCTTGCAGCAGCAAGTCAACACGCTCGTTTCGGGTGACGCATCGAGTGCCATCGAGTCATTTAACGAGATCATCGCTTTCCTTGCCAACGTAGAGGACACACAGACGTTGCAAGGGATCATCGCCGGGCTGAACCAGAGCATCACAAACGTCCAGCAGGCGATTCCGACAAGGCTATCCCAGTTACAGAATGACGACCATACGGTCAAGGACGCTGCTTATGTCCATACCGACAATAATTACAGCAATGAAGAGAAAACGAAGGTATCGGACTCTTTGAGGTTGAAAGAGTATGTCGATGTCGAGTCTCTGGCGGCTCTTCCTTCATCACCGTATAACTTGCGTTTTACCTATTCGAGTACATCTGTGCAGGCGATCAACTTTGCGAATATAGGAAGCGTTCCTGAGATGCAGGAGTTTTATCTGTCCATTAAGAACAACACCGGATCAACGATTAACCAACCGATCCCAAACGGTTCGGGCTGGCAATCGGAGGAAACAAGCGTTGAACTGCCAGCTGGTAAAGCCACAGGGGTATCGCTGAAAAAAGAACATGGGATAATTGTCGTGAGAGTATAATGAAAGGAGGTGAAAGATGAAGAGACGGGTGATGACGGGAAAAGATACCGAATCCGATTTTTCCAATCAGTGGAATGCTAAGTATTACTTTCCATTGAACGGTGATTCGTATGAATGTGTCAATGGGGTATTAGGCGAGCTAAAAAACAATGTACAATGGAAAGACGATAGCATTTTTACAGGAAATAAATCTGCGTATTTTATAAACGATTCTGGAATTAGGATACCGACAACGGGATATGTAAAGAAAAACGCATATAGTATTTCCCTGTGGGCTAAAAAGTATAACGAATCAGTAGACCGATACGGAGGAATTATAGTAAGCCGAATAAAAGACGGAGAAGGATATGGACTTGAAATGAGGTATAAGAACATTCAAAATATTAATGATGGAATTAATATTACAACCAATAAATTCAATGTTTGGTGTCATTATGTGGTAACTTACGATAATAACACGATGAGTGTTTACGAAAATGCTACACTTGTTAAGACAATAAATGATCCATTCTACGAAGGTTCTCACTTCTACATAGGTCTGGATGATATATTTTTCACATCAGTAACCGAACGATCATATAATGGACTTATATGTGAAGTCTCCATATTTGAACGCATATTATCCAGAAGTGAGATAAATCAATTATACAATGGCGGTAAAGGATTAAAATTAAATTGATTATGCTATACATCCAAAAAGAAATCCAATTCTGGGAGACCGACGTTCCCCTTCCTGACTCCTACAAGGTAGGCACAATGGAAGAAGAATATAACGACGGCGCATATCTCTTGTTAGACGCCGAACAGGAACAGTTCCACACCGACCATCCGGAGGCAAGTCCGCTGGAATGTTGGCGGAAGGAACTCACTCCGGAACCCGAACCGGCACCGGAAGAAAAGCTCTGGCGTGCCCGTGATGCCAAACGGCAAGAAATCTACGACAAAGACATCCATCATTATTATATTGATGAACAGGACGCATACGTCTCGAACACCCTGCAAGTGAAGGATAAGTGTGGCCGGCAGGAAGAAGTCGAAGTAGGCGGTCATCTTTACGCCTCGAATATCTTAACGGTTGCTCTTGACGAAATAGCGGACTATTCGGAGCAATGCGGCAAGGTGACAGACGGCTTGCTATCCCGTATCGATGCCGCCCAAACAGCCGAGGAGGTCGAAGCTATCATAGTAAAAGGCTATCCTGAAATGATCCATACAACAACGGCAGCCTTGCAAACTAAAGCAGATAAGGCAATCGCTAAATCCCCGGAAGCGCAGGCAGTGACCTTTGCCCGTGCGATGATGAACAGCGTGTCTCTCACAGCCAGCCAAGCGTTGGAGATGCAGGTCTTATTCCCCATTTGGGGTGAGAAAGATGCGGAGTTTGGCAAGGAAGTTGAAATAGGCTTCCGGCTTCGAGTAGTGGAAGGAGAAAGCGACACTTTGTTTGAAGTGATACAAAAGCACAAGCTGCAAGCCGATTGGAAACCGGGCATAGAAACTGCTTCACTGTATAAGATCGTTGAAGCTGAGCACGCAGGCACGCTTGATGATCCTATTCCATACGTGCAGGGTATGGCATTCGAGAAAGACAAATATTATGAACAATACGGTGTGATCTATCTCTGCATTCTGACAACCGTTACAGGTTATCCGAACGACTTGAAAGACTTGCCCACAATTGTACAGGAGGTAAAGCAATGAAACAGGTTATGTTATTAAAAGTTAAACGGGGGGGGGTAAATGCTCTATAAATAAAGAAGTTACGACCTCTTATCGTAAGAAAGGAGGGCGTAGATGAGACGGTCGATGATGGGACGGAAGAAGTTGCAGTTGTTCACCAAGAGGTTCTATCCTGCCGGGAATTATACCTGGATCGTACCTAAAGGATGTAGGGAGGTTGATGTGTTTCTTGTTGGAGCCGGTGGAGGATGTTCACATAATTCAGGATTAGGAGTTCCTGGAGGCGGTGGAGGTGGCTATACTAAAACATATAAGAAGGATACCGCTGGATATAGAGATGGCAACGCGATAACTGTTACACCAGGACAAACTATTGAAATTATAGTTGGTGCAGGAGTTCGTGGCGCAAATGGGGGATATTCACAGTTTATGAGTTCGCTTTACCGGGCTGAAGGAGGCCATCTGTCTCAATGGAATGGAGACGGAAATGGTGGTTCGGGAGGTGTAGGGGTAGGTAGATCTACTCATTCGGTCGGAGGCTCAGATGGTACAGGCAGTGGTGGAACATCGGGGCAAGGACATACGACGCGTGATTTTGGGGAATCTAATGGTAAAAGGAATGCAGCAGGTGGGGCAAGCTCCTATAATAAATCAGGCGGGGAGACATCTCAGCCGGGAACATCAGATTATACAGAAGGGAGTGGCGAAGGCAGTAATGAAAGTAGTTCTTTGGCTTCTGGCTGGAGTGCCGGACTTGGTGGTGGCGGCTACGGTGGTGGAGCTGGGGGAAATGCATCGGGAAAATCGACGAAAGGTGGCGATGGCACTGTCCTGATCCGTTATTGGGCTTACGAAGAATGATCTGCCGTTGAAAAAGATGAAACAGGATATTAACGACTAAAAAATAGGAGATAAAGTCATGAGAAATAATTGTTTACAAATGTTAATAGGGGGGGGTAAACACCTCTTAACTAAAGTATCTGACCGACTTTTGGCGGAAAGGAGGTTGGTATGATAAGATCGATGATGGGACGGAAGAAAGTAGACAGGAATACTTTGCTGTTGCTACATTTTGATGGATCATTGAAAGATGAAGCCTCAGGCAAGCCTTATGTTGGTAGTAATATGTCCTATGTAGTGGGAAAATTCAAGAATTGCGTTTCGTTTTCAGGAAACGGGTATGTAAAGATAAGTGGAACGAATGCCATAAACGAGTCCCTATATCCAAACTATACCGTCGATTTTTGGATTAAACTGAAAAGTGGTGTGAGAAACGGTATAATGTCAAAAGGCAATGGTGGTGGAAATTATAGCTTTGATATAATGGAGGAATCTGACGGACGCATTTTCTTTGGATTGCAGTATGGTGGAACCCGAGGGGATGCAATATGCTATTTTACGATGCCACGGGATCAGTGGGTTCATCTTGCGATCGTCAGGTCACAATCTCGATATTGGAAAGTGTATGTAAATGGAGTGTATGCGTCTGGTTTCACATCAACGATGGTTTCAGGGTACTATAGTTCTTTAATGATCGGAAAATATCGGGATTATGGATTGTATCTGAACGGTATGATTGACGAGTTTCGCATCAGTAATATTGCCCGTTGGACATCAAACTTCACTCCGCCTGCAAGGCCGTATTAATAAATTAGTGACACTGTCTTTGGGCTGTCACAGCAGAAAGACAGCAAATGTATATTCAGAAAAAATTATTGATAATCGCCAACCCCCAGGTTGGGTATTTTCTTTTAAAACAAATGGAGATATAAAATGTTCGGTGGCGAAAGAATAATAAAACAGCCTCCAGGCTATCACAGATTGGAGGCTGTAAAAAAAAAGAAAATTAGGGGACCGAGGGTCTCCGGAGACAAAGTTAATCAATTAATTAAATGAGCTATGATCATTTTTGAAAAGACAGGGAAAATACTTCTCGATATACCGGTCGATGATACCAGTTATCGCTATCGGGCCATCCGGCAGGGCGACAAGGTCAATCTTGTGTTCTCGTTGACAGAACATGTAGAAATACCTGTCTACAGCTATGTTGACTATCAAGGTCAGCGATATACGCTCTGGAGACCGGAGGATCTGACAAAGCATGGCACTCGCAATCTCGAATACAGTGCCACCTTTGGCGGCTATTGGGAACTGTTGGATACCATCAAATACAAGCACCTGTCAGCCATTCCCCGAAAGCTGAAATTCCAACTTACCGGAAAACCCCGCTTCTTTCTGGAGCTTTTGATTGATAATATGAACCAATCGGGAGTTGGTGGATGGTCTATTGGGACCTGTATCGATGCACCGGAAAAGACCTTGGCCTTTAGCCATGAGTTTTGTTTGGATGCGCTTAACCGCTTTGCGGATGAGTGGGGAACAGAATTCGAAATCGTCAGCAAGACTATCAATTTCGGCAAGGTAGAGAAGTTCAAGGACGATCCTCTGCCTCTTTCCTACGGCCGTGGGAATGGCTTCAAAACCGGTGTCGGGCGTAAGCTGCAGGGCGAAAAACCACCCACCTCCATCCTCTATGTGCAGGGTGGCGAGCGCAACATCGACCGCACCGCCTATGGAGCTTCCTGTCTGCTGCTGCCAAAATCCCAGGAATTGGAATACGAAGGCAGACGCTATAAAACCGACAAGGATGGCATGTTCATTACACGAGCCGACCGGGCTTAGGCCAATAACAATGAGCACAGCTTCGACTGTTCGCACATCTACCCCTCACGGGTGGGCACGGTGTCCGAGGTGGTTGTGGTGGATGCCGAAAAGCATCTCTATGATATCATCGATAACACGATTCCGGAAGATTTGGACTATTCCAAATGCCGAATACCGGGCGAAACTGCAACGATTATCTTCCAGTCGGGTGTGATGACTGGAGAAGAATTTGACCTCGAGCAGACATCTGACGCTTTGACCGGTTACGACCATGCAGCCCGACGGTTTAAGTTGGTGCCTGTCGAGAAAGAGGGAGGCACGATACCGAACCCGAACCGCTGTCCGGCCGTGGGTGATACATACGCGGTCTTCAACATCTCGCTGCCGCAGGCATACGTCTGCAACGATGCCACACAGACAGGTGCGTCATGGGATATGTTCCGTGAAGCTGCCCGAAGTCTGTACAACAAGGAAGAGGAATCTTTTGCCTTTACCGGTGAGCTGGATGGTATTTGGGCAAAATCGCAATGGTTAGAGATCGGTGGCCGATTGGTGCCAGGTGGTTACATCCTGTTTGACGACCCGCAGTTTCAGCCCGAGGGAGTCCGTATCCGCATCACGGCTGTAAAGGACTATATAAATAGGCCCTACAGCCCCGGACTGGAACTAAGCAATGTGCCGGTCGGTGGCTTTGTCTCCTCGGATCTGTCGAAGATCGAAAGCAACGAGGTGATCAATGACGACCGCCACAGCGATGCAATGCACTACACCAAGCGCCGTTTACGTGATGCGATTGAAGCACAGGAGATGTTGGAAAAGGCGTTTAAAGATTACACCAAGGGGATCGATCCAGTCTGGGTGCGCACCATGTCCCTTTTGGTCGGACATGAAAACCTGCAATTCCGCTTCGTGGACAGCAAGACCAATCCCCGGAAAGTCGATCCGGACTTTGTCTATGACGATGCGACCGAACTGTTCACCGCCCCGAAAGCGATCCTTCAACACATGACGATCGGCATCTCGGAAATAAAAGGCAGCCATGCCGTTTCTGAATATAAGTTCTGGGATCTACCTGCCTACACCAGTCCGCCGCTGGGCGACTTCGGGAAGCTCTACCTGTACGCCAAATGTGGCAAGTTTTCTGAGGCCGGCGAATTTATCTTGTCCGAAGAACCGCACGACATGGACGAAGGCAGCGATTATTACTTTCTGGTCGGTTTATTAGGTAGTCAAGCCGACGGTGTACGGTCGTTTGTGACCTGCTACGGCTTCACGGAGATATTGCCCGGCCGAATCACGGTGGATCGCATAGTATCGACAGATGGAAAGTGCTATTTCAACCTGGGGATCGGAGAGTTTGGCGGGAAGATGGTATTCAAATCCGGAACATCCGGTTATAATAACATTTCCGACCGTCCTAACCTTCAACCGTTGTATGATGGGATAAATGATGCCCTGACGGATGCAGAGAATGCGTCAAATGCAGCTAACAACGCCCAATTGACTGCAAATAACAAGGCAAGGGTATTTTATCAAACGACGGCTCCAGCATCGGGGATGCGGACAAATGACTTATGGGTGGATGGGGAGAATATCTATAGATATAGCGGTTCTAAATGGGTGCTTGCCTCAAAGTATGACAATACGATAACGGAGATCAACGGCGGACTCATAACTACCGGTGCGATCGCTTTCGGAAGCACAGGTGGAATGGCTGCTTCCGGTTCCATCCGTATTTGGTCGGGAGGAACAGCCGGGGCGAAAGGACAACCACCCACTGATCCGACATTCCGGGTAGAAAGCAACGGAAATGTGGAAAGTAGAGGAAGTATCTATATTGCAAATTCAAATGGAGAAAAACTTGCCGGACTCTCCGGAGGTGGAACAGCCGGAAACTCTGTTCGAATCTGGGCTGGAAATGCAACACCTGCAAATGCCCCGTTTAAAGTTTATCAAAATGGGGATGCCTACATCGGAGGACTCAGGATGGAGTCTGGAGGACTATTCTCGGATAACCGCTATTTCGGTGAATCGTCTTCTAAATTTTTCCTTTATTCATCAGGAAGTAATGCGTTTTTGGGATTTTCATCTTCCGGTAAATGGGCCGGCCTTGGTCTAAATACCTTGCCGTCTACGCTTGGGGGAACAAGTGCTTTGATGCGCCTTGAGTATACAACTAATCACAACGATATAAATTATGGGGCTGTGATAGATGTTCATGGTGGACGGCGCAACTATGCGTTATACTGCATTGGAGGTTTAAAGGTCAACGGATCGATCTCGACTGCCCGTTATGCACCCTCGTCGGACAAGAGTGATACAATCGTCCTGAACATCGGTTATCGGGACACGTTCGTCTTCAGTACCAGTACGTATCTTAGCGTCTATCTTCCTTCCCGGTCGACGATCACAAAGAAAATGGGAGAAGTCCACCCGGAATACGGAGATTCGTGGAGCAAAGTCGGTTTCAATTCCGTGATTTTTGTGCATGTGATCGTGGCGAAGTTCTCTTCCGAAGGTATCAGAATAGAACCAGAAAACTCTGATACACCATTGTTGGACAATAACGGCAACAGCATGACACTTGACATGAATAAGGGTGACTGTGCAACGTTCGCTTATTTTAACCAGGGATGGTATCTATTCAATAGACATTATTAATTACAATGCAAACAATCATAAAAACATACAATATGGAACTAACATTAAAAGATCGAGTATTAATACTCAACACCGTGTTGCCACAGTTTGACACGAGAAAAAACATGGAACTGAAAGTATCGATAGACAGTAAGATAGCGATCTCGGAGGTTGATCAGAAGCGTATCGTTATCAAGGATATGGGGAGTGGTCAAATCAACATCGGATTTACCGATGCGGCTTCTATCACCGATACGGTTGAAATCTCATTGACGGATGAAGAATTAGCCTATCTCAAAAGCCGTGTTGAATTTATTGATCGAAACGGTATGTTTTCAGAGTTCACTATGCCCACATACGTGAAGATACTGGACACGCCATATATCAGTTCGGATTTTGAGAACATGAACAACCTGTAAAACAGAATATGTAGGGGGAAAAGAAAAAGCCCCCGGCTCGTTAGTAAAGACGCCAATCACATACTAACAAACAAAGCGACGCACCGCGCGACCGGGGGCTATGTACCTTCTGGCCGCGATGCGTCGCTTTCGTTTTTATGTTAAGTATCATATAAACGATACTTAAACGATATCCTTATTGCTTACAGTAATAGCAACATCCACCTCTTTTTTTGATTTTTCGTTTTTAAAACTTGAATTTTTGGTTTTGCGGATTATAGATGGCATCAATGCCGATCGTGCCGCCTGTGATTATAAAAAGGAAGTCATACCAGTTCCTGCCGATCGCAAGGTAAAGGTGAAGATGGCTCCTGGCGGTGGTTGGGCTGCCAAGATTTATAAATAAAACGTATTTCCCGTGTAGTTGTAAAACACACGGTTTCCGAATGTCTGCCGGAATAACGCGTATTTGTCTATACCCGTACAATGACAAATCCCGATCTGTTCCGGCAGATTGTTTTTCAGGTAGTCCGCTATGATACTGAATTTCTCGTCCTGGGCATTGTGGATATGAAAACCTCCGGCCAGGAGTTTGAATGTATATCCTGGAAAACAGTTGCCGATAGTCCGGAGAATATTGGTGATTCCCCGGTGGGAACAGGTACTCAATACGGAATATGTGTTTTCTGCTATCAATGCGACCACCAGTTCGTCATTGAAAATATCGGGAACAACTCCTTCGGGCGTTTGGGTGAAGAATCGTTCGAAGTGAGTATCTTCAGGATTTATAACCGGAAGGTCCGGGAATAGGAACAATCCGGGAATAAGTTCCGTCTGCCCGGTGATAAAACGGAATCGGGATAAATCCAACAGGTTGGAGTCAATGACTCCGTTCTCCCGTTTATCTTTAAACTTTCGATAAAGGGCTTCCTGTTTACAGATAACCGAAGCTTTTTTATTGACGGAAAGGAAATGCCGCAATCCTCCTGTATGATCGCTATGTCCATGTGACAGGATAAGGAAATCCACTTCCGCAATCTCGATATCCGAAAGTGTCGCATTGCGGATAAATAGATCCGATTGTCCCGTATCGAATAATATTTTATACCCGTTGTTTTCAATAAGCAATGAAAGCCCGTGTTCCGCTTGTAAGTTCCGCCTGTAGACGGCATTCTCCACGAGCGTCGTGATTTTGTAATGCATAATCTTATTCTTTTAATACCCGATTACGGGACAAAAATAAAAAATCCCCTTAACAAAAACTTGCTAAGAGGATTTTTTTGAGGTTCCTGGCGGATTCGAACCGCCGTACATGGTTTTGCAGACCACTGACTAAGCCACTCATCCAAGGAACCGAAATAAAGTCGTGAAAAATAATTTTCAATTATAAGAGGTTCCTGGCGGATTCGAACCGCCGTACACGGTTTTGCAGACCGCTGACTAAGCCACTCATCCAAGGAACCAATATGTTTTTGTAAACATTCCGGTTTTGCGAGTGCAAAGAAAGATAATATATTTGGAATATGCAAATCTTTTTCTCTCTTTTTGTTTTCGGGGAGGTTTGGAGAAGTAAGGAAAAAGAGGTTACTTTGTCATCTATTAGCATAAACAATAAGATAATGACATATATTGAAACTGAAATCCCCGGTGTGTGGATCATTGAACCGAAAGTGTTTAAAGATGCACGCGGTTACTTTATGGAGGCTTGGAAGAAGGCGGAGTTTGAAGAACATATCGGCAAAGTGGAATTTGTGCAGGATAACGAGTCTTGTTCATCAAAAGGCGTGTTGAGAGGATTGCATTACCAGTTGGCTCCTTACTCGCAGTCCAAGTTGGTACGCGTGATAAAAGGATGTGTTTTGGATGTGGCCGTCGATTTGCGTAAAGGTTCTCCGACATTCGGGAAATATGTAGCAGTCGAGTTGTCCGATGAGAATAAACGTCAATTTTTTATCCCACAGGGATTCGCCCACGGTTTTCATGTCATGAGCGAGGAAGCGGTTTTTACTTATAAAGTCGATAACCCTTATGCACCTACACATGAGCGCGGATTGCGTTTTGACGATCCGACGGTCGGGGTGGACTGGAAGATCACGGAACCGGCTATCCTCAATTTGTCGGATAAAGATAGGAATGCTGCTTTACTGCAAGACGCTGAGATAAATTTTGAGTTTTGAATTATGAATTAAAAATATAGATATGAAAACTTACTTGATTACCGGAGCGGCTGGTTTTATAGGCGCTAATTTCATTAAATACATGTTGGCGAAGTATCCCGAAATAAAGATTGTGGTTTTGGATCTGCTGACCTACGCCGGTAATCTCGGAACGATTGCCGAAGACATCGACGGGGAGCGTTGCGAGTTTGTGAAAGGTAATATCTGCGATCGTGCGTTGACGGACGAGCTCTTTGCCAAATACCAGTTCGATTATGTCGTTAATTTTGCGGCGGAAAGCCATGTGGACCGCAGTATCGAGAATCCGCAGCTTTTTCTGGTCACGAATATATTAGGTACTCAAAATCTGCTCGATTCTGCTCGTAAAGCGTGGGTGACGGGCAAAGCGGCTACCGGTTATCCTGAATGGCGTGAGGGTGTCCGTTTCCACCAAGTGTCTACCGATGAGGTGTATGGTAGCCTGGGGGCCGAAGGCTATTTCCATGAAACGACTCCATTGGACCCACGTAGTCCGTACAGTGCATCCAAGACGAGTGCCGATCTGTTTGTACAAGCTTACTCCGAAACTTATAAGATGCCGGTCAGCATCACCCGTTGTTCCAACAATTATGGTCCGTACCATTTCCCGGAAAAGCTGATACCTCTGATTATTAAAAACATTCTCGAAGGTAAATCGCTTCCTGTTTATGGTGACGGGACAAATGTACGCGACTGGCTGTACGTGGAAGACCACTGCAAGGCTATCGACTTGGTGATCCATAAGGGACGGGCAGGGGAGGTCTATAACGTAGGAGGCCATAACGAGAAGCAGAATATCGAGATCGTGAAGTTGACAATCAGTACCATTCGCCGATTGATGACGGAACAACCCGAATACCGCCGGATTCTGAAGAAAAAAGAGATCGGTGCGGACGGGCAGATTTCCATCGACTGGATCAACGACAGCCTGATTACTTTTGTAAAAGACCGTTTGGGCCATGACCAGCGTTATGCCATTGATCCGACAAAGATTACAAACGAATTGGGCTGGACACCTGAAACTTCTTTCGAAACCGGAATTGTCAAGACGATCCGTTGGTATCTGGACAACCAGAAGTGGGTGGAAGACATCACGGGAGGAGATTATATGAAATATTATGAGCGGATGTATGGGAACCGTTAAGGTTCCCATACATCCGCAGCCTTTACCAAAGCTAAGTCTTTTCCTAATTCCGGCGCAGCTTCCTCGATCTGTTTGCGTACTGCGTCGCGGATATCTTTCCGGATATTCTTGCGTGTGCTGTCCAATTCCGCTTGCTTGGCCGGCTTGAAAATATCCTTGTATTTACATTTCGTGATCTTATATTTGAAATCATCCAGGTTGCCGGTGATGTCGATTCCTAATTTGAAAGGAACGGGCGATTTGAGTACCGATAGATGGTAATTGAATGTCATGTCCAAATTATGCGTTCCGCCGACAGCCACTTTGTAACGGTCCATTTCCACCAAGAATGGGAAGACTTCGATCTTATTGTCTTTGATGGCAAGGTCTACTGAAATACTGTCTATCATATTCCGTTTCTTGTTTTTGAACATCAGTGTCTTGGATATTTCGGTAAATGTTTCTCCATCGAGCAGTACCATATTGTCCCCGTGTAGATAGCAAGACGAGTTAATGG